AAGGCTCGCCGATTGAAAAGAAAATGTTCAAAGCACTGGAGGCTAAGGTAAGTGATAACTCACTTCTTACCCAGATGTTTGAGATAGAAATAAATTCTTGAAAGGAGTTGCAAACTTAAATTTATTGTGTACACTGTCCAACCTTAGACAAACAAAACAGGAGAAGCAAATGGACGAACAACAAGTCCCATTCGATAAATTGGTGAAGGTCTACCGCAAGATGAAGCTGGAGATCGACACGCTGACACAAGAGTACGACACTGCGGTGGAACTACTCAAAGCGCAACAAGATGAAATCAAGTTCGCTATCAAAGACCAGATGAAGGCACTGGGTGTCTCATCCGTAAAGAGTCCCTTCGGGACTGTATCCATGATGACGAAGACGCGTTACAACACGCAGGACTGGTCGTCGTTCAAGGAGTTCATCCTTGAGCACGCGGCTGTTGATCTGCTGGAGAAGCGCATCGCTCAAACCAACATGGCGCAGTTCCTTGAAGAGAACCCGGGGGTTGTACCTCCGGGATTGAACTCAAACACTGAGTTCGAAATCCGTATCACCAAACCAACCAAGTGAGTTTTATATGTCAAACATAACGCTTTTTTCCCCCGCAAACGTACCTGCATTCGCTCGTAACAACGAACTGTCCGACACAGCCAAAGCCCTCACAGGTGGCGGCGTATCCAACACCAAGCGCATCTCTATCAAAGGCGGCGTGTTCCGTCTGGTAGCTGGTGGCAAGGAAGTCGCCGCGATTGATGATCGCCATTTGGAAGTCATCATTGTGAAAGCTGCCCCCAAGGTCAGCCGCATCTTCTACGCTGCCCAGTACGATGCCGACAACATCACTGGCCCTGACTGCTGGAGCAATGACGGTGAGCGTCCTGACGCTTCTGCTCAGAACAAGCAAGCTGAAACCTGCATGAGTTGCCCGAAGAACATCGCGGGTTCTGGTCAGAACAACAGCCGTGCTTGCCGCTACCAACAGCGTCTTGCTGTGGTGTTGGCCAACAACCCATCAGGGGATGTGATGCAGTTGACTTTGCCTGCCACTTCAGTGTTTGGTAAGGAAGAAGGTGACAAGCGTCCGTTGCAAGCCTATGCACGCTACTTGGCGGTGCAGAACCCTCCTGTGAATCCTGAGCAGATCGTTACCGAGATGCGCTTCGATACTAAGGCCGAGTCTCCCAAGCTGTTCTTCAAGCCTGTGCGTTGGTTGACTGACGACGAGTATGAAGTCATCAAGGAGCAAGCCGAGAGTGCTGACGCACAACGTGCCATCGTCATGACTGTCGCCCAAAGCGATGGCGTGAAGAACAACGCACCGAAGATGGTGTTGGCTGGTAAGCCACCTGTCGCCGCTGAACCAGAGGAAGAGGACGAAGTACCGGCCAAGCCTGCCGCAAAGAAAGCCAAAGGCGTAGCCGATGCTGATGACGAACCCGAAGTTCGCAAAGAAGCCGCCAAGGCTCCTGCCGTGCCTGCCAAGAAAGGCAAGCTGGCTGATCTGGTGTCCGATTGGGACGATGAATAAATAAGGAGTTTCGGGGGGAAAGCGGATGCTGCGTTAAATCTGAGGATATCTTGGAAGTTGGGACTAGCCTCTCCAAACACAGATGCAGCGAGTACCCCCACCTAAACAATATGGCCTACTCACAAAAAACAATCGACGCAATCATGCGTGCCCCAAAGACTCAAGGCAATCAGCTTGGGCGCTGGGCAGTGCATCTCAACTTCTCAGTTGTGCGTATTGCCAAAGCACTGGGCGTATCACGCCAGACTGTTTACAACTGGTTTGAAGGCGGCGAGATTTTCGTTGCCTACGAACATCGAGTTGAAACAATGCTCAACTATCTCAAGAATTCCAAAACAGCAGACGAAGCATGGAGAAAAATATGTCAGCACTACGGCCTCGCACCTTAAGCAATCCAGAACTTATCAAATACTTTGCCATGTATGTGGACGACAACCCAATGGGTGCACCACTGGATTGGCAGATTGAATTGTTACGCCGCTTCATAGCAGTAGCACCTGAGAAAGAATTTCCAGTACAAGACGAACGCCAGCTCGACCTGTTCAAATAACCCAACTGAGGATACACATGACCCCGCTTGAATTCCTAGCGGTTGTTTTGCCGTCCCCGGAAAACGGGTTGTACTGTGCGGCAGAGCTAACTACAAAAAAGAAGGAGCACAACTATGTTGAACATCTGGAGGATTTACCCGCATCCATAACCAAATGGGGCGACAAGAAAGACATTTACTTTGCGCTGTCTACGTTTGAGAACAAGGGCAAGCGCACGGCAGACAACGCACGGTTCATCCGGTCGCTGTTCATTGACATGGACGGCTACGACACCAAGAAGGCAGCGGCAATGTCGCTCAACGACTTCATGGTCAAGACCGGTCTGGACTTACTGGGCACACCGTACATCGTGGACTCAGGTGGTGGCTTGCATTGCTACTGGCCTTTCACGAACGACATAACCGTTGAAGAGTGGAAACCTGTAGCTGAGAACTTGAAGCGCCTGTGCAAACAGGAAGGCTTGAGTATCGACATGACGGTGACTGCGGACTCTGCCCGAGTGCTGCGTTTCCCCGGCACGTTCAACAACAAGTCCAAGTACGCTACGCCGCGCCCAGTGCGCATACTAGCCGAGGGCGACACGTTTGATTTTGAAGACTTGGCCAACCACATTGAGAGCCAGCTCAGATCATTGCCGATGCTCCCGCGCCAGCAACCCACAACACTTGCCTTGCCCGGCCAACGACCTGACGCACCGCACACGCCCACCACAGTCAAGTTGTTTGAGAACAGCATCACGCTGTTCAAGAACATCTATAAGAAGACAAAGGCTGGCGCAGGTTGTGAGCAGCTCCGATACTACGCAGAGAACGCATCCGACGATGGCATGGAGCCGTTGTGGCGTGGATGGTTGAGCATTGCACAGAAGTGCAACGACGGCGAGAAGGCGGCAGTCTGGCTGTCCGACCTGCACCCATACCCACACGAGCGCATGCACCAGAAGCTGGCCGAGATCAAAGGGCCATACCCATGCGTGAAGTTTGACTCAGAGAATCCCGGCGTTTGTGACGGGTGTCAGTTTAGGGGCAAGATCACAAACCCACTGGCGCTTGGGCGTGAGACCGCTGTGGTCACCGCCGAGACTACCCTTGAGATACCGGCAGGGGAAGGCAAAGTAATAAAAAAAGTAGTCCGCCCTGAAGCACCCAAGGGGTATGCGTATGGTGTTCGGGGCGGCGTGTTCATGGAGAAGGAAGACACTGACGCTACTGGCAACGTGACAAAACGTCAGATCATGTTGCTGCCTTACGACCTGTTCCCTGTGGACATTCTGAACAACAACGGAGAGCACCTGATTCACATGCTGGCTGTACGCGAGTACAGAACAATGGACATATCGTTTCCCCAGAAAGCAGTCGTCAGCAAAGACGAAACGATCAAGGCGCTGGCGCAACAAAACGTGATGGCCAGCTTTGGTTCAGGCAACGACAAGAACTTGTATGACTACGTGCGTGCTTGTGCTGAGAAGATGAGTAGCGAGAAGAAACCAATCGACGTGCCTGACTACTGCGGCTGGCAACGCAACGAAACCTTTGTGTGGGGCGGCAGGATTTACTCTCCGAATAAAGAAGCCATCGAAGTGCCGATGCCCGGCCTTGAGAACATCACGATGAATTCCAAGCCCACTGGCACGCTGGATAACTGGCGCAAGTTCATCAACCTGTTGGTCAGAAAGAAACTCTGGGATCACTTGGCCATCATCTTGATGGGCGCTGGCTCACCGCTGATGCGCTTCACAGGACTGCACGGCCTGACTATTCACTGTGCGTCAACCGAGTCCGGTACTGGCAAGTCGCTGGCTCTGGACGGTGCGGCATCTATCTGGGGTCACCCCATCCACTACCGCACAGGCGCAGGTACATCTCCTGTTGCAATGCAGCAAAGGCTTGGCCTCCTGCACAGCAACCCGCTTATCACGGACGAGATCACCAGCAAGAACCGCGAGGACTTTGAGTGGTTCCCTGCATTCCTGCTCAGCATGAGCGAGGGGCGCGGCAAAGAGCGCATGGAGTCTGGCTCAAACAAAGAACGACTGAACCTGTCCACATGGGCGGCGATGGCCATCATGTCCTCCAACACCCACGCTGTTGACTATCTGTCTGGTACGCGCAAGCACGCTTCTGAGGGTGAGCTGCGTCGCTTGATTGAGTACGTCATGGACGACAAGCTGTCGTGGGAGACAGATGAGATTGAGATCATCAAGTCATTGCAGCACAACTACGCCGTAGCCGGTGAAGCGTTGGTGCAGTACATGGTGGACAACGTGGAGTTGCTCAAGACACTGGTGCCTGAGACTGTGCGCCGCATGTATTTTGAGTACAAAGCCCCCAACGACGAGCGTTACTGGATGGCTGGCATCGGCTGTGCTGTTGCCGCAGGCATCATCATGAACAGTGAGCATGCCGATATTGTTGAGTTCCCTCTGGCTGAAATCATTGAAAGCTACCGCAAGCGCATCAACATCCAGCGGGGTAGTATCAAGGGTGGCTACCGCAGTGCCGAGGACGTGCTCAACGCATTCGTGCAAGAGTACCAAGGCAAGTTTGTGGTGGTCAAGTATGGCGAGAAAGCTGGCCCACTGGCGCACCTTGGGGATGGCTCAATGGTGGACAGGAACACCACAAGATCGGAAGTCATGGGGCGTGTGGAGCATGGTGTTACGGCAGGACATGTGGACTTCTTCATTGAAGAACGCTTGCTCAAAGCCTTCTGCTCAAACATGAGCTTTGGCTACACCAACTTTAAGCGCCAGCTCGAAGAGAAGTTCACCATATCGTATATCAGCAAGAAAGACATGATGTCCAAGACCAGCGCACCACCGATGCGGGTGACCGCCATGAAGATCAGCAGATCAGTCACGGAGACGGATGAAACAATTATCAATCCGCTATCCTTGGAAGGGGCTTGAAAGAGGGCAGGGGTTCTTTGTCCCCTGCCTTGATACCGACGCAGTTAAGCGCGAAGGATTAAACCAAGCCCTGAAGTTCAGGGTGTTCGATGCCAAAGCCACCCCGTGTATCCGGGGTGGGCTTATCGGCGTTCTATTTCATCGAGGGCCTCTTCGTTAAGTTTGGCGTACTCTATCTTTTGCTGTCTGATGTCTTTAAGAAGCTGGCGCTTTTCATCTGGCGACATATCTGAAGCCCGGACAGCCACTTCCATCTTTGTTGCTTTGCGCATTGCGTTCTGGAACTTGGTCGCCGTTTCAGCCATTGCAATTTCAGTCGAGAACTTATTAAGCGTTTCTTCAGCTTTGTCGTAGTACCCGCGCTCAATGTAGTCGTTGTACGTTGCCTTGGCAGCTTCAAACCTATTCATGCGCTGGTACACGCGGTCAATGATTGCGCCAGCATCTTCTGGCTGGAACAGCGTACCGTAGACCTTGGACTCAGATGGACGCAATGTGGCACGTTCTGGGCCCTTCTCATCCACCGCGCCTGTGCCCGTAAGAATGGCTTGGCCAAGCGCCAGCGGCAGGGCAGTTGTGTAGCTGCGAATCAAGTTCTCCACCAAGATTGGG